AAGACTTATTGTGATTCCTTTTAACGCACAGATTAAAGGTAAAGGTGACATTAAAAACTATGCTGATTACCTTTATGAACATGCTGGAGGTGCAATTTTAGAGTGGATACTCACTGGATCGAAAGAAGTAATCGCAGCTAACTTTAAGCTAGAAAAACCAAAAGTAGTAAAAGATGCTATTAAAAAATACAAAGAGGATAATAACTGGCTAGGAGAATTTTTAGAAGAATGCTGTAAAATTGATATCAGTTATACTGAAAAAAGTGGGCTGCTTTACTCCGAGTACCGAGCTTTTTGCATGAGAACTGGAGCTTTTACGAGAAGTACTACAGACTTTTATAATGCACTTTTGAGTGAAGGATTTAGAAAAAGAAAAATGACAAAAGGATCTTTTATTTATGGATTAAAATTAAAATCTGATTTTTTAGAGTAGTGTAAGTTTATGACGGTCAATTTCAATACTTTTTATAAAGTGAGTGTAATTTACAAAAATAAAAAAGTTAAGAAGAAGACTGTCATGGAATTTATTAAAACCTTATTATATCAACATTATGACGACTTATGATAGTCATATATATAACCTTTCTATAATAATAAAAAAATAATATATATATAATATAGGTAAATGGGGTTCATGGTCTTACACTTTTGGAGGAGAATATGCTAGAAAGCCTAATAGAACAACATTTAGTAAAAGAAGTTAATAGAAGAGATGGTTTGTGTTTGAAATTTAATAGTCAAAGTATGACAGGAATTCCAGACAGAATAATATTGATGAAGAATGGTACTGTTGGTTTTGTTGAGGTTAAGCAAAAAGGTAAGAAACCAAGACCACTTCAAGAATTAAGAATGAAACAATTAAGGAGGTTAGGATTTAAAGTATACACACTTGATGAAAAAGAGAAGATAGGAGAAATCTTAGATGAGATATGTAGCACATAATTATCAAAATTATGCCAAAGATTTTATTTTAGCACATAAGGTAGCTGCTTTGTTCCTTGACTGTGGTTTAGGTAAAACTATAACAACACTCACAGCTATAAATGAACTCATGTATGATAGTTTTGAAATTAGTAAAGTACTAATTATAGCCCCGTTAAGAGTAGCACAATCAACGTGGAAAGAAGAAATAGAAAAATGGGATCATCTTAACCTCTTAAGATATTCAATTGCTGTTGGAGATGAAAAAGAAAGACTAAAAGCTTTGAAACAAAACTCAGATATTTATATCATTAACCGTGAAAATGTAGATTGGTTAGTAACTAAAAGTGGAATAGACTTTAACTTTAATATGCTAATTATTGATGAACTCAGTTCATTTAAATCACATACTTCAAAACGATTTAAAAGTTTATTAAAAATAAGACCTTACTTTGAAAGAGTGGTAGGTCTTACTGGGACACCAAGTAGTAATGGATTAATGGATTTATGGGCAGAGTTTAGAGTGCTAGATTTAGGAGAAAGACTTGGTCGCTATATAACGCATTATAGGAACGAGTACTTTCTACCAGATAAAAGGAATGGCGCGGTAATATTTTCTTATAAACCACAGCCAAACGCTGAGGAAAGAATATATCGTAGACTCGCAGATATGACAATTTCAATGAAATCTACAGAGTATTTGAAAATGCCAGAGTTGATACTAAATGAACTTGAAATAAATCTTGATGAAGAAGATCAGATTAAATACAAAAAGTTTAAAAAGGAAATGGTGATGACTATTCAAGAAAAAGAAATAGATGCTATAAATGCAGCAAGCCTTTCAAATAAACTTATTCAACTAGCTAACGGTTCAATCTATGATGAAGATAAAAAATTCTATGAAGTTCATAATAAAAAGTTAGATAAACTTGAAGAAATAATTGAGAGTGCAAATGGGAAACCTGTACTTGTTTCTTACTGGTTTAAGGCAGATAAAGAAAGAATTGAAAAACGATTTAAAGTAAGAGAGATTAAAACTGCAGATGATATAAAACAATGGAACAAAGGAATGATTGACCTTGCATTAATACATCCAGCAAGTGCAGGACACGGATTGAATTTACAAAGTGGAGGATCAACACTAGTATGGTTTAGTCTTACATGGTCTCTTGAATTATATCAACAAACTAATGCTAGACTTTATAGGCAGGGACAAAAAGACACGGTAGTGATTCATCATTTAATTACAAAAAATACTATTGATGAAGATATTATGAAAAGTTTAAAAAGAAAAGATAAAACCCAAGAAGCATTGATGAGAGCAGTAAAAGCAAGAATAGGAGGATAAAGTATGAGAACGGAAGAATATCTAAATCAAGCTAGACATTTAGATACGCAGATTAATTCAAAGCTTAGTCAAATAGAATCATTGAGTGCGTTGGCTACAAAATGTACTGCAACCTTAACTGATATGCCCGGTAATAAAAATAATGGAACATCAAAAATGGAGGATACGATTTTAAAAATTATAACACTACAAGAAGAAATTAATAGTGATATTGATGTACTTGTAGATTTAAAAAAAGAAATAATGACAATAATAAAAAAAGTTGAGAACTCTGAATATCGTACACTTCTAGAAAATCGATATTTATCATTTTTGTCTTGGGAGAAAATTGCAGTTGAAATGAAGTATAGTATACAGCAAGTTTATAGAAAAAGAACTGAGGCGTTGAAAAAAATTGAAGAAATTTTAAAAGATGATAGGAAATGATAGTGAACAAGAATTAATTATTTTTAAAAATCTGAAAATTACATCGAATAATCCAAAAAAAAATAAAAAAAAACAGAAAACATATTGACGAAATACATTTTTTTTGATATACTTTTATAAAAATAAGAGAAAGGAGAAAAAATTATGAAATTAAAAGAACTTTTAATGTTACCTGTAGAAGTTGCAGACAAAGGTGTAAGAATGGCTAGATCTACTAAATGTCCTACAGTCATCAGATAAAAATGCAATTTAATATAAAAGAAAGAAATTAATTATTTTATAAATAATGATATAATTAATTTCTTTTTTTAATAGATAATTAGGAGGATTAATATGGAAAAGTTTATTAAAATTAATAATTCTAAAAAGACAGAGTTCGACATTAAGTTTCCAGGTTATAATGATTATTCATATAAAGATAATGTATATGCATATTATATTTATGATAGTGATTTTATTAGACAAGGATGGAAAGTTCATATTTCGTGTGTAGTTTCTAATCATCTTGATATAATAAAAGACGTAAGTAGTTATCTTATTAATAATAAAATTAACTTTAAGTATATATATAATAGTAATAACCTAATTAAATTTTTATCTGCTGATATCTCTATTGAAAATTTAGGAAAGTTTATAACAATATACCCGGATCAAGATAGAATTAGAGAAATAATAAATGATATTTATACTATAATGGGTTCTAAGGAACATGTAGTAGTATTATCAGATAAGCAATATTTAAATTCTAACATATATTATAGATATGGTACTATTGATGTTAATAGTGATTATCTATTATCACCAGAAGGAACGGTAGTTTCAGAAAATCGAAGGTATTTTAGCCTACCATATTTTGTAGAGGATATTTTTCCAGATAATGAATCAGAAGATATTCTACCTAAAGATATTATTCCTTATAAGATTTTTAAGCAATCAGCTGGGGGAAATATATATTTATGCAAGTATAAGGAGCAAGATTATATTTTAAAAGAAGCAAGAAAGAATGTATTGAGCTCTGCATATGGTAATGTAATAAATGATTTAAAGAATGAAAGTATATTATTGAAAAAATTACATGAAGAAAAATTCACTCCGAAAACAGTGATGGAGTTTGAATGTTTTGGAAATTGGTATGTTTTAGAAGAGAAACTAAATGCTCAGCCACTTTCTTTAGTAATTAGTAATAAAGAATTTAAAGAAAAAATCTCTATAAAGGATATATTTTTGAAAATTATAAAAGTTATAGAAAAAATCCATAGTTATAATATTATATTAAATGATATTAATTCGAATAATTTTTTAATTAATTTTGACAAAGATTTGAGTATATACGTATGCGATTTTGGTTCTTCATATATAAAGAATGAATATGTTGAAGCTGATAGAAATGTAAATGGAATTACTGATATATTTGTTGATGATTCGAATTTTAAAGATGAAAGAGCGGATATATTAAAGTTGGGATACTTATTTATGAATATAATTGCACCATTTAATTATTTTTTAAAGTATGATAAGACTGGCAAGATTTCTTTAAAAAAATTAGAAAAATTATTAAAGAACCATGAGATAGTATATAACTTAATACAAAGGATGATATCTGAATATAAAATTGATTTATTTGAGATTGAACAATTGATTAGAAAAATACCCGATGAATATACAATTGATACATTAGAAAAAAATTTTTTGAATACTTTATATGATGAAAATATTGAGAACCAAATTGTTATAGAATATGAGAAATATAAAAAATTCAAAGCTACTATAAAGGGAAGTGAGAATTTTAAAAATGAATATAAAACTACAGAATTACATAAAAAAATATTAATAGAAAATGCAAAAATTAAATCTGCTTTTGAGTATATAAGACAGTATTTTCTTACTAAAAATATTAATAGTTTAGAATGTGGCATTAGTTTGATTCGAGAGCTTGAAGAGAATTTAATAATAAAAGATAGAGCCTATTGTGTAGATAAACACAGTGAAATATATAATCCCTATATTGATGGAGGCATTTCAGGAGTTATTATGTTAAAACTTTTAGTTTATAATTTTGTTCGTGATGAAGATATATTAAATTCTGTTAAGTCATATATTGATAGTTTATTGGAGGATAATATAATATGTAAATCAGGACTTATATCTGGTGGATTAGGAATGGTTGCTGTAATTTATGATTTTTCAATTCTTATAGGAGATGAAAAGTTGTTAAAAGAAAGTTTGAAGAAATTATGGTCTGTTTTGTTATTTAGTATTAATACTTCCGAATATTCTTTTGTACTCAACGAAGAATATTCAAGGGAAGATATGTCGTTTTCAACTGGAGTGGATGGATATATCTATGTATTAGAGAAAATTATTAAGAAGGAGTTGATATTTAATGAAAATATTTTTGAATAATTCGTTATATAGATTGTTTATAACATCCTCAACATTTGGATATGCAGGGAGAACATTGTTTGATATAGCTTTTATAATTTATGCAACAAATCTACCCAATCCTGAGTTGGCTATGAGTATAGTTTCTATAGCTACTACGCTCCCCTATATTATATCATTTATTTTAGGTTATTTTTCGGATAAAACGTCAGAAAAATATGATGCACTTCTTGTTACAAGATTTTATCAATTTTTATTGTTTATATTACTTTCATTAGTGTGCATATTTGGAGTTACTTGGTGGGTTTTTGCTGCATTAGTTTTAGTTAATGTTATTAGTGATATATTAGGGGGATATAATGGATATCTGTCTATGTCAATAACAACGAGATTAGTAGAAAAGAATGAACTAAGTTCAGCTTTAGCATTTAGAAGCTCTATTTATGATATAATTTCGCTTGGAGGGAAAGCAGCAGGTGTTTTAATTTTAGGATTACTAAGTTATAATTATTCGTACTTTGGATTATTAAATGCGACTTTATTTTTTATAGCGTTTTTTATTTTAAAGAGAAATAGAGGAAATTTTAAAAATAAAATAGGAAGTTATGAAATTGTTAAGAAGAATACAGATGGGATTAGTATAAATAGATTTTGTAGAGATACTTTTCATAATATAAAAAAATTGAAAAAAATAAAAAAAATTTACTCATTTGTATTATTATTCTCATGGGTGAATTTTTATTCGGCGGGGATGCATGCATTATTTTTAGTAATAATAGTTAAGAGTGAGAATTTAGTATTCGGTAATGTAGCTTATACTGTAACTTTACTAGAATTAGTAGAAATAATTAGTATGGTATTAGGAGGATTATATCAGTTGGATATTTATAAAAATATGACATTAAAAAGTAATGTTATTATTGAAATCCTTATATTTATTATATATGTATTGAATATAATCTATCTTCAAAATAAATATATTCTTCTTATTTTAATAATCATAATAGGATATTTAGCAGGAATATCTAATCCTAAGTTAGATGCTTTAATTTTACAGTCGGTTCCAGAAGAAAATCAAACCTCAATTTTTAGTATATTTAGTACGTTGATTACTTTAACAGTACCTATTGGAACAGTAATTATATTATTTATTAGTAATGTATTATCTGTAAATGTAGCCTTATATGTATTATTAATATTACTATTAATATTAACTATATATTCTCTTAAACTTAAAGAAAAATAATAAATTTATTTAATATGGTTAATTTTTAAAAAATAAATTGTCTTTTAATGTAATTATATTAGGATAATAGACAATTTAAAAAGATGATAGGAAATGATAGTGAATGAGAGTATACTTTTCTGATATAATTAAAATGTGGAAAATAGAAAATAAACCTTGTAGAGAAATCTATGAGGTTTTCTATTGTAATTTATTGTAATGACTAAAAATTTTTCAATAATGATAAAAACAAGAATTTATTGTAATGACTAAAAATTTATCAATAATGATAAAAACAAGAATTTATCGTAATGGATAAAAATTTATCAATAATGATAAAAAGAGAAATTTATCGTAATGACTAAAAATTTATCAATAATGATAAAAAGAAGAATTTATTGTAATGGATAAAAATTTATCAATGCCGATAAAAAGAGAAATTTATCGTAATGACTAAAAATTTATCAATAATGATAAAAAGAGAAATTTATCGTAATGACTAAATATTTATCAATAATGATAAAAAGAAGAATTTATTGTAATTGATAAAAATTTATCAATGATGATAAAAAGAAGAACTTATTGTAATGACTAAATATTTATCAATGATGATAAAAAGAAGAATTTATTGTAATGGATAAAAATTTATCAATAATGATAAAAGAACCTTGTAGATCTTTCTACAGGGTTTTTATTATGCCAAAGAGAGGAGAAAGTAATGCCGAGAAAACCTAAGAGACCATGTTCATATCCTAACTGTCCAAGGTTAACAGATAAACAGTTTTGTGATGAACATGAAAGACTAGAGAATAAAAGATATGAGATGCAAGATAGAAATCCTGAAACTAGGAAAAGATATGGATCAACGTGGAGAAGAGTTCGAGCTAGTTATGTTAGAGAACACCCTTATTGTGAACTATGTTTTTCAGATGGATTGATGAGAGAAGTACAAGAGGTTCATCATAAGCTACCTTTATCCAAAGGTGGAACGCATAGTAAGAGTAATTTAATATCTCTTTGTAAAAGTTGTCACGCTAAAATTCATGCGAGCGATGGAAGTCGCTGGAGAAAAAAAGTTAGACAAAAATAATTTTTGTGAAAAATTTTCTGGAAGGGGGATTGAAAATCTCTGGAAAGAAAATGAAAACATAACGGGTGTGGGCAAAGATGCACAAAAAGTGCGAATTCAAAAGGGTAATAGGGAAAAGCTTGAGATAAGCGAGTTTAGTAAAAAATAAAATGAGGGAAGGAGACACTTTAAATGCCGACTAAATCGAATAATATTGGCGGACGTGGTGGAAAAAGAATAGGTGCAGGTCGAAAGAAAAAATCAGTTGTAGAAAAAGCACTAAATGGAAATCCTGGAGGAAGAACACTGGAAGTATTAGATATTCCTGATCTTGAAGGTGTAAAAATGCCTGAACCACATGAAGTATTATCATCAACACAAAAAGATGGTAGTGTATTACAAGCCAAAGAAATTTATGAAGAAACGTGGAAATGGTTGGATAGCCTCAGTATGGGAAATCATGTTCCAAAGCCGCTCATTGAAAGATATGCTATGAGTAGTGCAAGATGGTTACAGTGTGAAGATATGACTAGTAAGCTAGGATTTTTATCTAAACACCCAACTACTGGAAAACCAATTCCATCACCATTTATAAATATAGGAATAAATTATATGAATCAAGCTGTAAGGCTATGGAATGAAATATATCAAATCGTAAAAGAAAATTGTAAAACTGAATTTGATGGAGTAGTACCTCAAAATGATTTAATGGAAAAACTACTAAATTCAAGAAAAAATTTATAAGAATGGAGATTAAAAATGATAGAAAAAGTAAACCCAAAACATCCAGATAAAATTGCGGATAGAATCGCTGGAGCAATTGTGGATCTAGCATATAAACTGGATAAAGAACCTAAGGTAGCTGTAGAAGTACTTATAGGTCATGGAAAATGTCATGTCATAATAGAAACATCAGTTGATTTTGAGAAAAAAAGTATTCATAGAATAATTAGAAGAATAGCGGGAGTAGTTCATCCTGATGTTAATATTGTATCGCAGGATAAAAAATTAAATAAAAATCAAAATGACAAAATACGATGTGGAGATAATGGTATATTCAAAGGTATGCCTATTACAAAAGAACAAAAAGAACTATCAAGAATAGCTAGAAATATTTATTCACAGTATCCTTATGATGGGAAATACATACTCGATGGAGAAAAATTGATAATTTGTCAAAGTAATGTAAAAACAAAAACATTAAAAAAATTGTATCCAAATGCTACAATCAATCCTTTAGGAAATTGGACTGGAGGAACGGATGTTGATACAGGAGCTACTAATAGAAAACTTGGTAGTGATATGGCTGATTCTATGACAGGTGGGGGTCTTCATGGTAAAGATTTAAGCAAAGCTGATGTATCGGTAAACATATATGCATTCCTAAGAGCACAACAACTTCAAAGTCCTGTAGAATTTAGCTGTGCAATTGGAGATGAAAATATTGGCGATATGCCTTACGAAGAAATTGTTAGAATTGCAAAAGAATATATAGACTCCGTAGGTGGATTTGAAAAATTCGCTGAGTGGGGTCTTTTTTAATGAGGTATAGAGATGAAGAATAAACTATTAGAATATGAATTAAGAAATGTTGATGAATTGATACCATATATCAATAATGCAAGGACACACTCGGATGAGCAGATATCAAAAGTGATGGCTTCAATAAAGGAATTCGGATTCTTAAATCCTATATTAATTTCAGAAGAAAATGTAATAACTGCAGGGCATTGTAGATTAATGGCTGCAAAGAAACTAGGAATGGATAAAGTACCTTGTATAAAGGAAAACTATCTAACACCTGCGCAAAGAAAAGCATACGTTATTGCGGATAACCAACTCGCACTTGGAGGAGGTTGGAATGAAGAACTTCTAGCTATTGAATTATCAGATTTACAGGGTTCTGATTTTGATCTTGACGTACTTGGATTTGATGAAAAAGAATTATCAAAAATATTTGATGAAGCTCTTGAAGGAGAAGATGATGATTTTGATATAAAAGCAGAGTTGAAAAAACCATGCATAACAAAAGAGGGAGATATATGGCATATAGGTAGGCACAAAGTAATATGTGGAGATTCTACTAAAGATGAAACATATACAAGGTTATTAGGAGAAACTAAAGTAAATTTAGTATGTACTGATCCACCTTATTTAGTTAATCTTGAGAGTGCTTCTGGAAAAATAAAAAATGATGATTTAAATGATAAAGAAGGATATGAGTTTTTACTTCTAGCATTTAGTAATTGTAAAAACTCAATGGCTAAAGATGCATCCATTTATGTCTTTTATGCGACCATGAAAGCACGTATATTTTATGATGCATATGAAGACGCTGGATTTAAAGTTGGTGCTGGTCTGATATGGAAAAAACCAAGAGCACCGCTTATGAGAACAGATTGGAAATTCAACATGGAACCTATTATTTGGGGTTGGAGAAAAGATGGAAAACATATCTGGTACGGA